TCAGCCGTCCTCGCCCGGCGGCTCCACCACCTCGACCACAGCCTGAAACGCCTCACCCGTCGCAATCATGCACGTCAGGCCGTCAGGCGATGTCGCGGTGATCGTCCATGACCCTGTCGCCTCCGAAGCGAAGAGCTCGAGCAGCCGGTTGTCGGCTGCGATCCCGAGCGCCTTCCGTGCTTCGCCATAGTTCGAACGGAGGCTTGCGACCAGCGCGTCGCGGGGCGCGCACGGGACACCCTGCGCCCGCCCCGGCGCGACCATCGCGATGATGACCAGCGCCACCATCCCGGCGAACCATATGGCCCAGCCCAGCCGGGTCACGGGCGGACCTCCTGCCCGGCCAGCGCCAGGTCCCGCAGTTTCGCCTTCGCCTGGTCCTGCAACTTCGTCACGGTCACGGGCGTCTTGCTCCGCGCAAAGTGGTCGATCGAACCCTTCGCCGAGCTTTCCGCGTATCCGACGGCGCGGTTCACTGCGGCCTCGCCTTTCAGCCCCTCCTGCAGTGCGACCTTGAGGCCGTTCATCAGGGCGGCGTGGATGGCGGCCGCGGCCTTCTGATCGAAGTAGACGCGGAGAAAGGCAGGCAGTTTGGCCGAGACGAGACCGAGCGCTGCGGTGATGATGGCCGAGGCCAACGCGAGGATCGCAGGCGTAGCGGCCTCGAGGATCGAGTTCCAGTCCATGGATGGTCCTTTCGGGATGAAGAGGCTGAGGCCTCGGGGATAGGATTGATGACGTCAGCGAAGCCCGAAGAGCTTGCGGAGCCAGTCGAGGATCGACACGCCCGAGATGGACGGGACAGACAGCGGAGGTGCAAAATCGGCAACGGGCATGCCCCCGAGGTCCGGCATTGCCTTGAGAGATGCGTGCATGGCCGCTCTGGTTCTCGGGCCAGCGATGCCATCGACCAACAGGCCGCGGTCGTCTTGGAAATGGCGAACGCCGACCGGAGCATAGCCGAGCAGCACAAGCGCCGCCCGCTCGTAGAAGTGGAGCCGCTCGGCATAACCGTTCAGACCGCCGTTGATCTTGCGCGTCACCATCTCGACGTCGCCTTGATCCGCGTAGTGGTTGAGGTCGCGCGTCTCCCAATACCAGAGCGGGCCGAGGCCCTCCCACGGATCGGTGTTCATCTTCTCCGGCTCCTTGACGAAGTCCGGCACGTTCGGGTCGAAGGTCCGACACCAGTCTCGGAACTCCCGCGTATTCGCCCGCCCGGTGATCTGGATCGCTGTGTGCCCCTTGAACTTCTTGCCGTCCCCGTCGCGCTCAGGCGTGTTCCCGAGATCGGTCCGGGTGTCGTAACGCTTCTGCGCCGCCGTCGGGCCCCACACCTCGCGATCATACCGGAAACCGCCGCTCTCGACTGCCAGCTGGCCGATGTAGATCGCCAGCCGGTGCGGCCGGTTCAGACCGAGAGCACGCCCTCGCGCCTCGAGGCCAGCGATCACCGACCGCATGTTGCTGATGTCGGGCCGCCCGCCCACGATATTGGCGAGGCTCTTTTCGTCGATGATCTGCATGCGGTTCCTCCATGCGAAAGCACCCCGCAGGCGGGGCGACGGATTGGGTTGTGGAAATGGTCAGGACCGCTTGGTGCGGTCCTCGATGCGGATCAGGGTCTCGCGATTGCGCTCCTGCACGCGCTCAACTGCCGCCAGTTGCTCCTGCACTTTCTGCAGCTCAGCAGATAGCGATGAGATCAAAGGAGCCAGGTCGACAGAGAGCCTGCACATTGGCGTGGCGTTCGCGACGGCGGCCGCGACTGCCGTGCTGGTCGGCGTCCCCTTCTTGGTGCCGCGGATCGCGATCATGATCGAGGCGATGAATGTGCCCAACCCGGTGGCCAAGATGACGACGTCCTGTTCAGATAGGCCGAGAGACTCGAGCATCGGCACCGCTCCTGTGGGCTGCGAGAAGATCGAAAATTGACAGCACAAGGTAGGTTCCCATGCCGGTGCCAAGGGCGATCCGGTTCTGAGTGAATGCCCCCGACACCAGCCACGACCACCCGAAGGTGACCGCCAACATCGAGAAGACGGTGGCGCCGACGACGGCACCAAGGGCTCGGATAACCGGGGATCGCCTCCACGCGCCGTTGATGTAGAGCGCGGCCAGCCTCCCGGCCGCCAGCAGAGAGAGCGGCACGGCCAGCGCGGCCTCGTCGAAGCCAAGATTTCGGAACCCGATATAGCCCGGCCCGGCCAGCGTATCGCCCGGCATGGCAAGCGTCAGCGCGAACACCAGCAGGACGCAGCTGGTCAACCATTCGAGCGCCCTGCCGTGTTCGATCAGCGCATATGCGATGCGGCGTGGCATCTTGCCCTCCTTCATCAGAATCCGCCCGGCACCTGAGCGCCGGGCAGCGGGGTCATGGATCAGGTCGCGACCACCACGCCGTAGTAATCACCGAGCGCGGCCATCGCGCGGGCGCGGGCGGCATCGAGCGCGGTAGTGCCGCCGAGGCGCTGGTTTGGCGCGAACAGCATCCGACCAATTTTGTCCTCCCATCCCCCGGAGCCGGGGACGACGCAGCCGATGGCCAGCGTCTTGTTCACCGCCAAGGGCGTCCCGGTGAACACCTTGGTCGCAGCCGGGGTAGTCGAGTTGTCGAGGTAGAGCTTCACCGTCTTTGCGTCGAAGTCGTAATCGAGCGCTAGGACGTGTCCGCCTGCGGTCGGTGCGACGGCGAGAGACCCGGAACTTTCCGCCGACCCGGAGTCGGTCGGGATCGTGAAGTAGAAATTGTCGCCTGCGCCGCTAAGCGCCAGAGACATATAATTCGGGGTAGTCCCGCAGCACCAGAGTGTCCGGGTTCCGTCGATGGCGAGGGAGCCAGCATCCACCTCGAAGTAGCCGATCATGGCCATCGAGCGTATCGTCTTGGACTGGTTCGAAATCAGGCCGTGGCCGGTTGCGTTGGCGTGCACCGAGACATTCCGCCCGTTCGAGAGCGACGTTCCGAAGGTCGGGTTGTAGGCCGCGCTGCCCGCCCCGAAATACCCTTTCCAGGACCGCTGGTCATAGATCTGGACCGGCGACGCCTGCTTGAGATAGTTCACGTTGTCCGGGTTATAGGCCCATTCGATCTGCGGCATGTGCGCCGACAGCGCCTTGGCGATGTCGCTGGTGTCGGCCGGCGGAAAGCCTGCGATGCCGGGAAAGGTCGCGCCCGCGATGACGGGACCGGGGGAGGGATTGCTCATGGTGTTTCCTTTCGGGGTCAGAGCGTCACGTAGGACGGGGTGATGAAGTTGAAGAGCGGTTCGCTGTCCGCGTCAGACGTCGCGGTCGATGTGTCGCGCAGCGGGGATCGCGGCTCGCTGGTCTGCGCGAAGCAGATGCCGACCTCTTCGGCGGAGGGGGCGCCGGGATCGCCGGACAGCGTGATCTCGACCGTCGCGGTGCCGTCGAGATTGTCGGCACTGGTGATCGAGACCGAGGATATGGTCCGCGCGGTGCCGCCGGTCTGCGTGTAGTAGAAGCCGAGATTGCCGGGATCGCTGATGTAGGGATCGACCTCGCTCGCGTCGTCCACAAGGTCGCCCTCGGGCAGCGAGATGGTGCAGGTGATCGTGTCGCCTGACCGCTCGGCCGCGATCAGCCCGACGATCGCGGTTTCGTCGGCCTCATAACGGTTGATGGCCTCCCCAACGATCTCGCCGAGACGCCGCCCCCCGACATTGGTGTAGTGGGTGCCGTCGGCGCGCGGGATCTGACCTTGGGCCTGATCGGTGGCCACGACCCGGAACTTGGTCGGATGCTCGACGTGAGCCTGCCACATAGCCCGAAACGGTGCCGCGCGCTCGGCGTTCCCCCAATCGGCCGCGATGATCAGGTAGATGATCGCCTCGCCGCTCTGCTGGAACACGTCGTTCTTGATCCGGGTGGCCTCGACTTGCAGCTCCAACAGCTTAGCCAGGTAATCGGCCTGCGCCGCAGCCTGCCCCCAATTCTCGGCGTCATAGATCACCGCATCGGTCTGCCCGTGGGCGAAGATCAGGCCACGGAACTCCGGCGTGACCCGCGGGGTCGCAAAGTAGCAGTGGCGGGCCATTGCCAATGCACCGCGGCGCAGCATGTCCCAGGCCCACGTCCCGCGACGGATGCCGACGTAGTTCGCATCGACATCGGTTTCATCGGCCCAAGGCTGGCCGGAGACGCCGAATGTGTTGGTGATCAGAGCCTCGTCGCTGGCCAGTGTCGCGACCATGCGATCCGCGAAGCCCGACAGGGAGGTTTCGCCAGCGTTGTTCTCCGCGACTTCCACCAGATCGACCAGCCCGTCGAAGTTCTCCTCGGGAAGCTCGATCTTCCATCCTTCCTGCAGGCCGGACGAAAGGACGTTCCACATCCGCGCCCCGCCCGAGAGCATGAGCGCGACACCGGGGTGCCCTGCCGTCGTGGTCAGCGCAGGTATGCTGCTGTTCCCGTTGCTCTTGGACTGCCCGAACCAGATGTAGACGCCAGCGGTCGTCCGGGCAGCCTCGATCGTGATCGACGAGGCGAGAGAGATGTCCCTGCCCTTGGGCACCCCGTCGACCGAACTTGCGCTGACACCGGCACGGACCTCGGCCGAAGTTACGGCGTTCGGCGTGGCTATGCCTTCGTCATAGACGATCACCAGGCCCTTGGATGTGTCATCGACCACGGCGAGGCTCGTGCCGCGCGGGCTGTGATCCAGCTGGTATGCAGTGACATCGGACTGCGACGTGCCATCAACGACCTCGCCATCAGGTCCGACCAGCAGCGCCGCCCGACCCGAAGCATCGCGCGGCCCCCAGCCCTGCGACAGCCCCAGCACCGCCGCGTCACCATCCAGAGCCGCCAGCACCGCGCCCGTGGTCGGGTCGATCAGCAGAGCCGCGCGGCCGTCCAGATCGGCACTTGCCCGCCCCTGCCCGAAGCCGAGCCCGTTCACGCCGTCGAGGGTCGCCCGAGTTTCGCCGGTCGCGCGATCGGTCAGGCTGGCGGCGCGCCCGACACTGTCGTGACGTCCCTCGCCTTGCGACAACCCGAGCCCGTTCACGTCGGCGATCCGGCTGATCCGTTCGCCAGTGGCCGGATCGACCAGTTCAGCCGCCCAACCCGCGCTGTCCCGGTCGCCCAAGCCCTGCGCATGGCCCAAGCCGTTGGACCCCGACACGCGCGCCACCAGCTCACCAGTCACCGGGTCGGTCAGCCACCCCTGCCGTCCGGTGTCGTCCACAGCGCCGAGACCCTGCCCGATACCGGGTCCGTAGGTCGGGCTGATGCGCGCGTCGAGACCAAGCGGTGTCACTGCCTTGTCGTCGGCCGAGCCTGCGATGGCCTCGTCCGCGCTGGCCTTTGCAACTGTGATCGTCCGGTCGCCGGACAGGTCGCCGCCACCGGTGGCAAGGCCGGAGGTGGCGACTTCACGCGCGGGTTGCACAGCACTATCGGCGAGGCCGCCTTGGGCCGCGGTGGCGAAAGCCTCCACATTCTGTGCGGCCGCCGTTCCGATGTCGCCCGGCTGAACGGCGGTGTCGATCAAGGCCCTCTGTGCCGCGCTGACGAACTTGTTGTCGCCCTCGGTCAAATCGTCTGTGTTGCCCGAGGAAGCCACACCGGCAAGAGCGGCAATTTCCGTGACGTCCACAAGGTCACAGTCACCGACCAGCGTTTCATGATCCGTGCCGTAGAGCCGAACCCAAGGCCGCGCATATGCTGTGGTGGCCGGGATCGTGTAGTCCGCATCGAGGTCGAGCGAGAAGGTCGCGCCGGACGGAGCAAGAATCTCGTCCGCATCGGCCATATCCTCGGTCGCGATCACCCGATTGCCGGACCCGCCCGCCACGCCGGTCTGCGTGGCCGTCAGCCAGCGGATGCCGATCTCCACCGCGTCAGACAACGGGTCAGCGGGCACCACCAGCCGCTTGACCCGATGCACCGTGCGATAGATGCGGCCGGGGCGGATCGCCACCGGCTGGCGTCGGGCGACGTGCAGGGCAACGTCTGTGACTTTGATCGCTGAGCCGAGGTCGCCGTCGGTGACAACGGAAACCCCGGCAGACCCCGTGACGGCGTCCATCGCATCAGCCGTGCCGGTGATCGAGGCGCCATAGGCGTCGGGCGCATCACCGGGCCGGATGCCGCCGGATAGGTCAAGCGCGCGGCCCGCGGTGGCATAGCCCGCCAGCGCGCCCGGCTGGACGGCGGTATCCGCAAGATCGCCCTGCGCGGCGGTGGCGAAGTCGTCCGTAGCAGCCGCCGCCGCCGTGCCTATGTCGCCCGGTTGGACGGCCGTGTCCGCCTTTTCGCCCTGCGCCGCAGTGGCGAAGTCGCCCGCGTCAGCAGCTGCGGCAGAGCCGAGGGTGGGCTTGCCGCTCAGGTCATCATAGCTGCCAGACGTCGCGACATCTGATAGAGAAGCTTCCAGAACGGCCAGATCGGCAAGCGCGGATACTGCATCAGAAAATGCCGCAGGCAGGTTTGCCGTCTTGGCCCAAGTCGACGCACCCTTGAGGTAGATACCGTTGTTCGAGCTGGTGCCATCATCGAGCACAAAGGCAGTATCGCCTTCGGACCCCGCAGGCAGGTCGGCCAGCGCATCCTCGAAGAACAGTGCTCCATTCAGCGCAGCCTGTGCTTCCATCTCCTCTAGCTTTTTGCGGAGCTCGCGATTGACCACCTCGTGATTGGGGTCAATGGGTTCGCCCTCCAGGATTGCCTGGAGGCTCTTTGCAACTGCCATGTCGGCCTCTCGATTTAAGGAATGACCAGTGTGTGCGGGCCGTCGGGCGTGCCCTCGGTGCCGTCGAAAGCGACCGGCACGATCCAGAAGTCGAACGGCCCGACCGTGATGCTGCTGGCGGTCTGCTTGACCAGCGTGAGGTCATCGACGGACCCGTCGAAGCTGCTGTTGCCGAACACGCCGAGGGCGGTCAGCCCGGTCGGCGCGGTCAGCGTGCCGCCGAAGCTGCCGTTGGCGGACAGGAGAGTGCCGAACACGTTGCTGTCCCCGTTCATCCGGAAGTAGACGCTACCGCCCGTCCGATCCGCGACCTTGAAGGTCCAGCGATACTCCTCGCCCGCATCAACCGGGACGTCGCTTCGATACAGCCCGTTGCCATCGACCGCGGCATGCGTGGCCTTGCCGCCGCTGATCGTCCAGTTCGTCCCGGTCCAGCCCGAGGCCGATGCGAAGTCGCCGCCGACCATGATGTCCGTGGCCGCAGGATCGCCAACCGTCACGCTGAACGGCGCAGATGCCGCGCTGCCGATTGTGCCGGAGATGTCGGACGCCGACCCGAATCCGGCACCGACCGCGGCCCGGTAGACCTTGACGCCGACATGGCTCGCGACCTCACCAGCAGTTCCGGTGAAGCTGACACGGCCCGGCCCGGCAGTCGCCGCGACGCCGGTCAGATCGCCCGGCGCGTTGTCGGCGATGATGGTGATCTCATATTCCGTCTCGCTGCCGCCGACGTCAGCCGCCCATTCCGTCGCCCGCCCCCCGGCGGTCGTGGTCTGCCACTGCACATCGTAGGTCGCTCCGACCGCGACCAGCGGCGAGAGCGCGACCAGCTCGTCCATGTCGGTCGAGAAATACTCGAAATCGGTTTCGCCGACCTCGGTCAGCCGGAAGCGGAAGAACCGATCCGGGCGGGCCGGAGCGTCGAACTCGGCCCTGATCCGGTAGGCGGTGCCGTTGGACGTTTCCACCGCCTCTTGCGTGATCGTGACGTTCGCAGCGATCTCAAGCGACGAGTCGATCTCCAGCGCTGGCACGAGCTGCGGCGGAACACCTTCGCTTTGGCCGGCGCCATCCCAGCGATCCGAGGCAAGCGGCACGACGGCAAAGCCACAGGCCAGCCCGTTCTCGTCCTCCTGGACGCGGCTCGCAATCTCGAACACTCCGGTGAAGTCGGCGTCGAGATCGAGGGTGATCGCGCGGCGCCCCTTGGCCAGCACGCCCTTGCAGGTCGAGCCGAGCGCCGCCTTCTTCGCGGCCGCTTTTCGCATGCCAAGCGCTCCAGCGAGCCGGAAGGCCTGGTTGTGGTTCTGGCATCCTGCGATCGTTTCGAAATGATAGTTCGGCTCGCGGCCATCGTCGTAGTATTCGGGGTTCTGCCAGGGCGCGCAGTCCTGAAGCGTGTAGCCGTGAAGAGGTGATACGTACCGCACAACCACCCCGTCGACGGCCGTCTCTCCATCGTCGATGATCTCGGTCGCGGACGTGTAGATGTCCCGCTGCCCATCGAAACTGAGCGTCGGCGCCACGTATTTTCCTGGCACCGGATAGGCCCGGCCTTCGTCGTCATAGGCAACGAAGGCATCCATCGTCTTCAGGATTTCCTGCTCGCCCTCCGCACGGCCGGAGCTGTCGTCGATCGCCACACCACACCTGTAGCGCGGCACCGGAGAGGCCGATCGGTCGAGGACCGTCTCGTCACAGACGTCCGCGGCTTCGGCAACCTTGTCCCAGGCGATCTCGGACATCGGGCGGGCTCGTCCGAACGGATTGGTCCGCCACCAGGCCCAGATATTCGCCGGGTTGCCACCCGATGCGGTCCATGTCGTGTCGTCATCGATGTCATGTCCGACCTCGCGGTGGTCATACACCCGGTTGAAATCGGCATAGAGAACAACGTTGGGTTCGCCGAGGCCGCGCACCCCGCGCCAGCGGTACACCTTGTGCCGATGATCTAGCGGGACCGCCCGGACCCGAACGATGGTGTAGGTGACCCCGGCCAGGTAGAAGTCCGCCGGCAGGTTCGGGAATGCGGTGGTGAAGGCTGCAGGCTTGGTGCCGTAGACGGCCGATGCGCTCGGGCTGACCGTGTAGAGCCGGAAATATGGAACGCGGGTGCCACTGCCCTCATATTTGTTGTGGTCGCCATTCAGGCAGAAGTCGTCGGTCAGGACGTCGCCCGCGGTGAACCCGTCGGTTGCATCAGACAGCGTGACCGGGATGTCGTCGAGGATGTAGGACGGATCGCCCGCCATCTCGGCATCGCCGTGCGCGACGATGTACCAGAAGTTCCCATCTTCATCGAACTCCCCGAATATCCCACCCTCACCACCGACGGCGACAGGGCCGACGAGTTGCTTGCGGGACGCGGCCTCGGTCCGACTGTTGATCCTCGCGGCCTCTGTGTCCTGCGCCTTCTGACGCGGCCTAGTCAGGTAGGCCAGGCCGACATTCAGCAGCAGGTTGCCGAGCAGGTTCGTGCCGAGGAATGACCCGACGGCGGTGATCGTGGGATAGAGGGCAGCAGCAGCCGCGGCACTTGCCCCGGTCGCGCCCGTGTATGCGAGGAAGAACGCGCTGACCGGCTCGGCGCGGGCGGGTGCCGGCACGACCAGGGCGGTGCATCCCAGGAGAACGGCGCGAACGATCTTCATCGCGTCCACGCCGCAAGGATTGGCAGAGGCGCTTCGAACACCCCGCGCCCGTCGAGGCGCAACATGACGCGGGCGCCAGTCCATAGGCCGGGCATCTCGTGCCCGAAGAGATCGGCCACCACCGGCCAGGAGGGCGCAGGCTCCGCCAGCCTGAAGCCAGCGCGCGCCATGCCATCGCGGAATAGCGCGAGCTTACCCCCTGCCGCGTGCCATATCTCCCGCGCACCCTCTTCGTCGCTGTAGGTACCCCGCCACGGCGCGGCGGCGTCGACGCCGGTCATCCGGAGCAGATGATCGCAGACGGACAGGATGCAGTCCGCGCCATCGTAGCTGAAGGGATGCGTCCGCCACAGCCGGCGGGTGAACGCTAGATGCTCGAACTCAGTCAAATGTGTAAGTCCTGTTCGCGTTTCGGGCGACGAAGGCACATCCGCTATCGCTCGAGAGACCGAGGAGCCGCGCCCGCTCCTGCTGCGTCGTGTCGTTGTATGTGCCCCCAGGGAACCGGCTGCGGCCATATTCAAGGGACCGGCACAAGACGGTGGCCGAGTGTCGGTTGACCATGGTGCCGCCCTCCACGACGAGGCTGCGGTCAAACCGCGTGCCCATCATCTCGAGCCGCGCGGCGAAGGCGATCGAGGTGGCAGGCCGCAGGCCCTCGCCGCGCGAGAAGATCACCCGGTAAACCGTCAGGTCGCGCCCGCGCACCTTCGACTGGTCCGCTTGGAGTGCCGCGAATGTCGGTGCGTCGAGATAGGGAATGCCGAACTCGTAGCGAGGGCTTGTGCCCTCTCGCGGATCGGCAAGCGGCGGCCGCTGATGAAGGTTCGTCCCATCTGCCGAGATCGTCCCGATCCACTCGTTCGACGCGATCACGGTGCCATCGGAAAGCGTGAGATCGTCGCCGACACCGGTGGCCGTGTTGAGGATCCCCACCCCGTCCCAGAGCCGCGTCGGGTAGCCGTCGAAGTCGTAGAAGTAGGCCCGGCGCAGCATGATATCGATGTCGGCGACGTCGGACGCCCCGCCGAGGCGGGCGAGCAGCTCGGTCTCGAAGCTCAAACCAGCGCCTCCACGAACTGCGCCGCGTTGAGCACGGCGATCCGCCGGTTCTCGAATTGCCCGAGGACCTGGGCGGGATTGGCGCAGCGAGCCACCATCACCGGCCGGAACCGGACGGCCTCGCCGATCGCGACCGGTCGGCGCAACACCGGCGAAATCGTTACGGTCACCAGGTCGCCCGTCCAGTCGGTGTCCATAACCATATGGGTGTAGTCGACCCCGCCCAGCGTCAGGCCGATCAGGTGCCCGAGGTGCAGGACCTCGCCAAGACCGGTCATGTCGATGGTCAGCGTCTCCGCACCGCGCGCGGCGGCCGAGGCGGCCGGAACCCACGGGTTCCACTGCCAGTTCTTGTCGTTGGCCCAGGGCGCACCGGACGCCCAGGGCAGACCGTCCGTCAAAGGCGGGTTGAGGTCGGTGGCGGGGACGAGCTGGGGCGACATCGCGAGGCGCAGGCGCATCGCCGCCCCGTTCATCAGGCGCGAGGCTGTCCAGCTGATATCGCGCATCGCCTGTGCCGAGCCCTTGGGCGCGAAATCCCAATAAAGCTCGCCCAGGCCGCCAGGCTCCGGACTGTCGGTCGCAAAGCCGCCCAGCGTCCGTGCACCGGGGATCACCTGCCCCCCTGCCCTGAAGACCTGCGAATTCGGCACGAGCGAGCTCCGCCAGTCGTAAATCGCGGGCACGTCAGACGACCCCGTCCTGCGACATGCGCACCGACCAGGACGGCAGGGACATCTTCACCTCTTCCACCGCCGCGCGCTGGCCGCTCTGCGCGGCCGCCACGGCGGAAACGCGGATCTTCGCCGCGATCGAGCCATCGTCTTGCAAGGTCAGATCGCCCCCCGTCACCTGGACGTTGACGGTACCGGACCCGCCGCGCAGCGCGGCCTGTGCCTGCGGCACGCTGAGGATCCGACCATTCTCGGCCGGAATGAACGGCTCGGGTCCGCGTTCACCGACCATGTAGGGCTGGCCCGCAGTCACCGGCCCGCCCGCCGCGCGCGGGGTCAGCAGGCCGCCGAGGATCTGGAAGAAGCCTCCGGCGCTGCCGGTCGCATACCGGTTGAGGTTGCTGATCATCCGGACCCGAAGGATTTCGCGCAGGAGATCGAGCACCGCGTCTTTCGCGCTGCGCGTTCCGTCCAGAACCGAGGTGAAGATGTCGCCGATCGCATCGGCCCCGCGCTTGGCATTCTCCTGCAGGGCGGTCAGCCGGTCCTCGGCCTCTTCTGCCTTCATGCCGGCCTCGGCATAGGCCATGGCCAGCGCGTCGACCTCCTCGGTCAGCTCCGGCGTGATGGCCTTCCCGGCCTGCTGAGCGGCATGCAGCAGCTCGGCGCGCTTGCGCGCGAACTCCAGAGCATCGCCAAGCTCCTTGCCATAGCCGGCCGCCACGACCATCGACATCGCCTCGGCCTCGAGCTTTGCGATCTCTTCGCGCGTGGACTGGATCTCGGACGCCCAGTCGTCGCGATTGCGCCCGCCGCCGCCTTTGGACCTGCCGCCGCCCGCGCCACCGCCGAGCTCATGCGTCATGGGTGGTGCCATCTTCGGACGAACGTTCGGATTCACGGACAAGGATTGCGGCGTGTAGAAGACGCCGGTTTCCTGAATGCCGCTTTCCGCCCGCCGCTTGGCGGCCTCGGAGTAGCCATCGCCACGACCCGAGGAAACATAGGACCCGGGGAGGGCCTTCACGAGATCGACAGCCTGCTGTCGCGCTGCGGCCAGCGCGCCCGCGATCCCGCCAATGGCGGCAATGACGTTCTGGAATCGCGCCGCGTCGACCTTATCCAGCTCTTTGATGAGGTCCTCTGCCTCTGTGACGAGATCATCGACCGCGTCTCCGAAGGCATCAGCCTCTTTCTCACCAGCGTTGAACGCCTGCATCTCCCCTTCCAGGTCCTGCAGGATGGCCGCCAGATCGTGGGCGACCTCGAGATCCGCCACATCCATCAAGCGAATACCGCTTCCGGGCTGCGTGGCCGCATTGATGCTCCGCGCCAGCGCGTCGTAGACGTCCTTGAGATCGGTGGCCGACCTGACCTGATCATCCGTCAGATCGCGGGTCTTCTTCATCTCGTCGTAGGCGCCCTGACCCATCATGGCGATGGCGCGCTCCGCCGAACCGAAGATCTCGTCGACGTCGATGGTCAGGGCATCCTCGATTGCATCGGCCAACGCGACGACGCCACGCTTTGCAAGGTTCGAAACCTTCGCCTGTATCTCCCCGAACTTCTTGTCGAGCGCGTCGGCCTTCTCGATCGCCTCGGCGTCCAGCACCGCGCCAAGGTCATGGGCCCGGGCGATCAGGGCCCGCACTCCCTCGTCGCCCTGCGCCAACAGTTCCACGAAGCGCTCGCCGCCGGTGCCCCCGAAGATTTCGTCCGCGACCCTGATCTGCGCGGCGTCATCGAGCGCTTCCATCCGGCCGATGATATCGATCATCAGTTCCTTCGGATCCTCGAGCCGCTTCTTCAGATCGGTCGCGCCGTAGCCCAGCCGTGCGAAGGCCTCGGCCGCCGAGCCCTTGCCCGTCACCACGAACTCATCCGCCCGCAGGTTCAGCTCCTTGATCCCGTCGATGAGGGCATCGACCGGAATACGGGACTGCTCGGCGACGAACTTCAGCTCCTGGAACGCCTCGACCCCGAGGCCGGACCGCCGGGCCTCGTCCCCGATCGCGGCGATCCCCTTCACCGTTCCGGCTAGCTCTGTCGTGACGGCCCCGATGCCAAGGGCCAGAGCACCACCGACGACGCCGCCCGCGAAAGCCCGCATCGCTCCGCCCATCCGGGCGAGGTTCGCCTCCACCGTCTTGGCAGACCGCGTCGTCGCACGGCCCGCGTTCTTCTCGAAACCGGCGATCAGCTTGTTCGACCGGTCGAGCGCGCGCTGCAGGTCCCGGTCCCGCGCCTGAAGCAGCAGGGTGATTCGTTCCGTCTCTTCAGTCATCGGGATAACGCCTTTTCAATTCGTCGAACCGCTCACGGCTCATCGGCGGCACCTGGCCGCTGGCTTCCTGTTGCGCGGCATTCCAGCCCGCGATCAGTGTACTTGTCTCTTCCGGCGTCATCGCCCGCACCTCGGCGGGCAGACGGCCCATCACGCCGCAGATGTTTTCGAGCCGGTTCCGGACGTCCCAGTGCGTGACCCGGTCCGCCGCCCTGCCCCGCCCGATCCAGCCCGTTTTTTTTTACCGCCACCGGCGGCAGCCTCATCGAGGACCTTCGGGAAGAAGGTGACCCCGATCAGACGGCGCGCGATCTCTCGCAGCGCCATGTTTTCGCCGGGGCCTTGCTCCGCGATCAGGGCATCGGCCATCCGGTCCAACATCCCGCCGCCCACGAGGCCGAGCGCCACGATGTCCCGGACGTGCCGGACCTGCGGCGCCGCGCCGCGCCCCATGAGCTGGTCGAAGAGCTCGAAGATGCCGAGCGGCGCATGCTGCACCTCGAACCGCTCGATCTCGCCGTTGCGCAGGAGGAGGCGGCGCCGCGTGCCGCCGATCTCCTCCTCCAGCGCCGCGGCCGTGCCGGCGATCGCCATCAGGCCGCCGTGAAGGTGACCGCGCCCGAGCTGTTCAGCGTGATCGTGTAGGTCACGCCGCCCTCGGTTTCGCCGCCGTACTCGCAGGAGGCGAGATGGAATTCGCCCTCGAAGGTGCCGAAGTCGGGGACGATGATCTGAAAGTTGGCGCGGGCATCGGCCGACATCGCAACCGTGTTGAGACGGGTCTCTGCCGTGCTGTCCTCGAAGAAGCCGTTGCCCGAGATGCTGACGCGCTTCGCACCGGACAGAACCTCGGTCCAGAGCGCTCCGCCCGGCGTCGTGCAGTCGGGCGTGGTGACGTCGACCTCGTTGTTGTTGATCGTGATCGATTTCGAATTCAGACCACAGAGCGTGGCGAAGGCCTCGCTTACCTCGCCGTCGCCGATCTTGACCAGGAGCTCCCGGCCGTTCTGCTTTGCCATCTCGTGGCTCCTTTCTCAGATTGCCTTGCCCAAGGGCCGGTCAGGCGGGCACGTCCAGCACCGTCTCGAAGGCGGCAATGGTCCGATACGATTGGCCGTCGGCGTCGCGGTTCGTGACCGCGGTGACGAACTGGCACCACGAATGGGTGAAGCCGGTGACGGCGATGTCATCATGCTGCTCGTCGAGCGCCGCGATCACGGCCTCGCCGATCCGCGCAGCTTCGATGCGACCCTGCAAAGGGCGGGAATGGACCTCAATCGAGAATGTCATCGACCAGGCCATGCACCCGTCTGTCCGGAACGGGCGGGTTTCGAGGTTGCCGATGCGCACATAGGGACGGGTGACATCACCAGGCGGCTCATCATAGACCCGCGCGCCCACGAGCGCTGCGACAGCCGTGTCGGCCTTCAGTGCGGTGACCAGCGCCTTCTGCAGCGCCGTGGCGGGACCATCAGCCATTGAAGGCCTTCTTCACGGCCCGGCTGGCCGCACGCCGACTGCGTGCGCGACGCCGTTTCGACGACACTTTCAGCGCGGGGTTGACGAATGGTCTCGGGCCGCTGTCACCTTCCGTGACCTTGGATTTCGCTCCGAAGTCCACCAGGTAGGCGGGGATGCCGCCGGTATCATCTGCGACCACCGTGCCGCTCATGTCCGCCCGCGTCTCGCCGTCCCCCGGGTGCAGAACATGCGCCAGCCGCAGGATATCCTGCCCGTTCAGGCGGTTGGCATTGGCGAATTCGGACCGCATGGTGTCCTCGAGTTTCCTGAGCTTGTGCCGGAACCGGTCCGCGCCGATCACTGTCTTGGTCATGTCGGCCCCCCGGCCTCGCACAGAAACTCGAGCACCTCGCCCTTGCGGCCGACTGTGGCGATCGAGCGGATGTTCCAGTACTCGCCCCGGGCAGCGATCCGGTCCGAGGAGGTGACATCGAGGACAGCATCGGTCCTGCGGACGCGGATTGTCGCGGCGCGGCTCGCCTCCTGCGCGCCCGACGCCAGCTTCTCGCCGCCGAGCCGCTCGAGCATGTCCGCCCAGACGGTCAAGGGTTGATCATCGATCTCGATGTCGGCCCAGTCACCGGATGTGACGTTGCCGTAGCCGTCATCGGTCGCGCCGCGGCGCTGGAACGTGACCAGGTCCCGGAGGTTGCCGATCTTCAAACGCCGACCCTCCGGTAGGGCGTGATCAAGCTCTGGACCGCCATCGGCAGCTCGGCGACCGGTCCTTCGGCCACGGCTTCGCGATGCTCGTACCAGTGCGCGACAAGAAGCAGGATTGCTGTCCGTATCGGTGCGGGAACATCTGCGGCCGTCTCGCCATATCCTGCGGTCAGGTTCACCTGCACCGGACAGAACCGGTCGGTGTCGAGTGCGGGGGCGGTGAAGGCATCCTTGAAGCGGATCTCGGATCCCGAGACACCACGGACCAGTTCGTAAAGGTCATCCGAGACAGTCTGCTCGATGGCGAGGGTATCGAAATACGTGACCGTCACCGAAGAGACATCCGGGAACGGCAACCGCAGCACCCGGCCCCAACACCGGTATCCCTGCTCCCATACCTGATCGACCAGGCAGCGCCCGAGGATGCCGGTGAAGCCGTCGAGATGTGCCACGGCTGTCGCGATGAGCGCGGAGATAAGGGTGTCTTCCGCGCTGGTTGTGTGCGTGAGGCGCGCCTGAAGCTTGACCTCCGCCGGCGACACGGGAAGCGCCGCCGGCGGAGTGACCTGGACAGGAGGGATCACTGCGTCAGGCCTGCGGGTTGTCCGTGCCGTGGCCCTTGATCACGGTCACGCCCGCCGCGATCGAGGTGCCGCCGTTCTTGGTCAGGACGTGCCGGATGTAGCGTTTGGTGCCGGTGTAGCCGAGCTTGTAGGTCGTGCTCGCCACGAGGGTCGCGGGGATCGTGCCCTGCAGGTCGGCGGCGGCGACATCGGCGAAATCGCCGCTGGTGGTCGTGTCCGACTCCTGAATCTTGAACGAGAAGTCGCCGGCGCTGACGATGGCGCCGGTGGCCAGGCACACCAGCGCGCCCTTGTAGCCCTGCAGGTCGATCGCCGATCCGGTGTCGGTGGCGGACTGCACCGCCGGGACAAGGGACTGGGCGAGCGCCAGTTTCGAGTAGAGGTCTTTCATCTGTCCGTCTCCGGAAATGAGGGGGGTCTGACCGGGCGGCTCACCCGCCCGGCCTGTCGTCCATCAGGCCTTCAGGCCGATCAGGTGCTGCACTTCAGCAGCTTGATCGCCTCGAAGTTCTGGACGCCGCCACCGACGCGCTTCGTGGTGTAGAAGTGCACGTAGGGCTTGTTGGTGAACGGATCGCGCAGCACCCGGATGCCGAAGCGGTCGATGATCAGGTAGCCGCGCTTGAAGTTCCCGAAGGCGATCGGGAATGCGTTCGCGCCGATGGCGTCCATGTTGTCATCGGTCACGACCGGCTTGCCGAGGATCGTCGCGAGCTCTGCCTGAGCAGTCGGCGGCGCCCAGATGTAGTTGCCGTCGGCGTCCTTCAGCTTGCGCACTGCCCCCATGGTGGCGTCGGACATCAGGTAGGAGGCCCCGTTGCGATACTGCTGCTTCAGCGAGAAGTGCAGATCCATGATCGCATCGGTGCCGTTGTTGCTGCCATCCGAGAGGGCGGCTGCAACACCCGTCACCTTGAAGCCGATCTTGCCCCAGGCATAGGACGCGTTGGCCACCTTGTCGTAACCCAGAATGCCGCGCGGCTTGTTGACCCCGTCACCGTTGATGAAGGCCGCACCCTCCTGCTCCGCGAACTCGATCGAGACCTCGTTCGCAAGCCACTGGGCGATGTCCATACGGGCATCGTCGAGCGCCTTCTGGGTCGCGGCAGGGTTCGCGTAGAGCTCCTGCGTGTTGAAGATCAGCTCGCGGAGGTTCGGCGTCGTGGTTTCGGGCCGCGATTCCTTCTCGCCGACCCAGCCCGAACCGGCGCCGCCCATGCTCACCAGCTTTTTGTAGGTGTCGGTGCCGACCGGCATCACGGTCGACAGGTCGCGCATGGCCGAGACGGTGCCGACGACACGATCGATCTCGTTGGCCATCTGCTCGGGCACGAGGTAGCCGCCATCCGGATCGCTGTCCGTCGACAGGGCCGCCTTGACCTCGAGTTCGCGCAGATCGGCATCGACACCGCGGCGGAAGAACGCGTTGAACGCCGTCGCGTGCTCCGCCTTCGCCGGGTCGATGTCACCACCGCCCGCGCCGCCGGTCTTCAGCGCCGCCATCATCTTGTTGGCGTCGTCCATCGCCTTGTTCAGGTCGGCGATCTCGGCGTTGATCCGCTCGATCTTCTCGTTGCGGACCACGTCTTCGCGGCCCTTTTCGAGTTCGGCAATGCGGGCATTGTTCTCGGCCTTGAACGCCTCGAAGGCGGCATTCATGTCCGCCAGGATCTGCCCCGGGTTCGATGCGTCCGCACGCACCGCGACGATCCCGCGGGTCTTTGCCGGCGGGGTGAAGTGCTTGCTCATGGATATCTCCTTTATGAGCGAAGGGTTTCGGTGAGCCGCCGGGCGGCGGCCGTCCAGTCGTCAGCGTCGTGCGTGACGTTAGGGGCAGCGTCGTGCTTGCCCCCCTTAACCTCGCCCAGGAGGCTACGGCGCTCCGAGCGGGGAATTCCTGCGCGTGCCATCGCCGCGTCGATGCGGCGGGTCGCGTTCACGGGCGTCGCGGCGGCGGCCGCGGTGCTGTCGGTTTTCGTGTCGACGGTCAGGAAGGCATCGGCGAGGCCTTTGTCGACGGCCTGTTCGCCGTTGAACCAGGTCTCGTCATCCATCCAGCGCGCCGCGATCTTCTTCTCGACGCCGGCACGCTCCGCGTAGAGGCTGGCCATCGCGTCGTCGAATGGCTCCAGCGTGTCGGCCGCATCGCGCATGTCGTGCCGGTTCCCGATCGCGATCACCCAGGCGTTGTGAACCATGACGAAACCAGCCTTGCCGATCTGGACCTCGTCACCAGCCATCGCGATGACGGACGCGGCCGAAGCCGCCAAGCCGAGGATCCGGACGGTCACCTTCTGCTTGTGGGCCCGGAGCATGTTGTAGATCGCCACACCCTCGAAGAAGTCCCCGCCAGGCGAGTTGATGTCGACGAAGACCTCCTGGTCGCCGATCTGGCGGAGTGCGGCCGCGACACGCTTGGCCGTGACACCGCCACCGGTCCACCAGTCCTCACCGATGACATCCAGCATCGTGATCGTGTTTTCGGTGGTCTGTTCGGCGCGGATGCCGGCGTTCCATTTCTCCAGCGCATCGGAGTCGGGCTCGAATGCGAAGGCTTCCGGCAGCTTGCCGGCGGTGATCTCAGGGAGCTTTCGGAGCGTCATTGCTGTCGTCCTCGTCGTCGGGTTTCGATGTGCCGGCCGTGTTCGGCGGCGGATAGTAGATGTCGCCGCCCTCGCGCGGGTTCATGTCCTCGAGCGCGCGCACCTCGTTCGGGCTCATGGCGCCCCATTGCATCATCGAGGTGTAGAACCCCTGCCGGGCCTTGGTGTCACCGCGCAGAAGCGCCCGGCGGTTGAAACGCGCGTAGACGTCCGGCTCGACGATCAGGGCCTTGTTGATGGTCTCTTCCCAGGTCGTCAGGTGATCCTCGAGCGTGTAGGTCACGAAGCCGAGACCCATCTGCTCGATCCCCGATCCCCAGCTCGTCGACTTCTCGGTGTCCCCGATCATGTGCGGCGGCACGCCGAAGAACATCGCGATGTCGCCGCGCGAGAACTTCCGGGATTCGATCCATTGCGCATCCTCCGCCGTCATCGACAGCTGAGAGGTCTCCATGCCCTCCTCGAGGATCAGCGCCTTGCCTTCGGCTTCTCCGCCCTGGCGATAGTCGTCGAGACTGGATCGCAGGAACTCAAGCCCTTCCTTGCCGAGCTTGTTGGGATGCCTCAGCACGATGCTCGGTCGGGCGCTGTTCTTGAAGGTCGTGGCGCCGTGTCGCTCCTGCGCGAGGCTCAGGCCGATGGTCTCGCGGGCATAGGTGATGACCGAGACCCCCTTCACTCCGTCGAGCGTCAGGCCAACCAGGTGAAACACTTCTTTCGCATCGAGCCGGACCTTGCGGCCGTCGCGCCGCAGGTAGGTATAGGCGAGCTCCAGGTCGTCGCCCTGCTTGACCTCCATCCGGTCCGGGTGCAGCGGGTTCAGAGCGATCACCCTGCCGCGCGACCGGACGATCTGCGCATAGGCGTTCCCGCGAAGCAGCAGGTGCGCCTGCATCATCCGCCGGAACTGCGATGGCGTCTGCCATCCGTTCGGGGACCGCCGAAGCACCGACCACAACGCGTGATCCGGCCGGTCCTCGCGTGTCAGGCTGTCAACCCGCTCCTTCACGTGAAGGGGCAGGTTGGCGACGGTGCCGGACAGCAGGCGGACACAGGCGTAGACCGCAGCGGTTCGCATCGCCGTGTCGGCTGTCACCGAAACGCCGGACAGCGTGCCCATGCCGGCGGTGCGGATCACCCGCTCCAGATCGTCTGGCCCCGAGATTATTTCTCCGCCTCCGCTCGGTTGAGCGGCGGACCTGACCCCGAAGAGCCGATTCCAGAACCCCATGTGTCAGACCACCAGAAGCCCGCGCGTCCCGTACACCGATGGACCGTTCGCAACCGGGTTTCGGCTCATCAGGGTGAACGCGTTCATGCCAGCGATCAGCGGGTCGATTTTTGCGCGGCCCGCCGCTTCCTTCGTCATCCGCACCGCAGACCCTCTCTGTTCGACTTTCACGTTGCCCAGGACCCAGTCCATCATCGGCTGATCGCCGTGCAGTAGGGTCCCGTCCTTCAGCTTCCGCTCCATCCCCCAGATCGCGGGGGAGAGCCGCCAGTCCTGCCCGATGTAACGCATCTGCTCTTCCGCCACGCCGCGCCCGATCGCTTCGTCGATGATCGCTGACACCTGCGCAGTATCGAGGCCAATCGCATCCTTCTCCGGCAGCAAGCCTGCCGTGAGCAGCTGCTCGATCACGTCGGCGGCGCCCTCGACATCTCCGGTGGGTTCATCTTCACCGAGGAGGGTGAGGTCTCCTGAGGCAGCAAAGTCGCGCAGCCTCGGAGCGATCTCCTTCCGCGCCTTCAGCACCTCGGGATGCGCCCAGGCGTGATACCATTGCAGCCAGTTCCGCGTATCCCGTTCGCGCCCAGTGACACAGAGCCCGAAGAGGTCATCGAGGCCGCCGCCGTCGAGGCCGACCGTTGCCACTTCGCAGCGAGCGATAAGCTCGTCCAGAGTCAGGCCTGGCCGGGCCGCCCGCGACCAGAGCGTGGCGCCCGTCCAGCCACCACCCAGGCCGACGCCGATCTCGACGTTGAAGTGCTGTGAGGCCAGCAACGCAAGCGCCGCTGGTCCCTTCTCGTTCGCCTTGACCAGCTCGTCCGCTAGGAAGTGCGGATCGACCGACACGCCGAGGTTCGGGTTGACCAGTCCCCAAGTCTTCGGGTCCTGCCATCGCTTGGCCATCTTCTGCGGCAGCTCGTAGAGCACCGCGAGGATGGGCAGCTGCAGGCGCCCGTCCCGAACCGATCTGGCCTGGTCGAGCTCCGCCTTGAACACCCCGGCCGGCTGTTCCTTCGACTGGGTCGTGATCTGCATCAGGAACCCCTCGGGCCGCGAGGCGAGCGCGCCGCGCAGCTCCAGGAACACCCCGTCCGCCCGGCTCTTCCGGGCGAATTCGTGCGTCTCGTCGATCAGCGTATAGGCTGCCTTGCCGCCAGTGATAACGTCGCTGTCGGCCGCCTTGATCGCGATCTCGGCCCGGCTCACCCGGTGGGTGATCGTTCGCAGGTGCTCGCGGACGTGGAACCGCTTGTCGAGCTCGGGGTCGAGCCGGATCATCCCCCACATCTGCTTGAAGGCGATCTTGGCGATGTTGATCGTCGGCGCGATCAGCAGCAGCTCGGCCTCAGGCCGCTCGTTCATGATGCAGGCGGTCAGGATGATCGCCGCGGCGATCGCCGACTTGCCGTTCTTCTTCGGGATCAGCAGGAAGAATTCCCGCAGCATCCTGCGTTTCGTCTCGGGGTCGTAGCTCCCGAAGATGGCACGGACCAAACCGAAAACCCAAGGCTCGCAGACCTCGCCGTATGTCGGCGTGCCGATCAGGTCCGGGACCCGCAGACGCTTGAAGATCCGGAGCGCCTTATCAGCCGGCTCATCGAAGAGCGGCAGGTCCGGGATCAGCGGGCGGCCATCGCGGATGCGGTCTTCCCAGTCCGGAACCGCCGTGCACCACTCGGCGCGGAACTGGTCGGACCCGAACGGCGCGGACATCGTTTAGTTAGCCAGTCCAGGAAACTCGAGGTCTTCGCCCCAGCCACTGTCGTCGGCCGCAGGCGCCTCGGCGGCGCGCTGTGCCGCCTCCTTCTTTCCCAGGGCAATGGCCTCGTCCGCCCCGTCCTTCTGCACCTTCTCGTGCCGGCGCTTGACGCCCATCAGGTCATTCCGCTCCAGCATCTTGCCCAGTTCCTTCAGAGCCGAGACGTTGCCTTCGTCAGCCAGCGCCTTGGTCTGCATGAAGCGCCAGGCCTCAAGCTGGTCGCGTGCGACGGCGCGAACCTGCAGCTCGGATCTAAAATGCCGCTTCAGGGTCGGCTCCGAGATCGACTTGCCGGTCCGGGGATCGATGATGCAGCCAGCTATCCGCGCATTCGACCATCCGAGCGCCAGCAACATGCTGACCTTGTTCGCATTTTCCGGCGTCCGCTCAAACGGGGGCCGCCCGCGCTTGCCGGGGCGCACATAGACGGGGTCGCCCCAGAAGGAAAACTGGATCAGATCAGCTTCGGAATCTTCCATGGCCCAAAAAAATTCTCCGCGTGAGGGAGGGTGCCGGTCTAGCGCCGGCGGGGTCCCAGAGATTGGACCGCCCCCCCTGCCTCTGGTGGTTGGTTCAGCGCCGCCCGCCCCGCTCCTCGCGCTGCTTCTCGCTGTCGTGACAGGGCTTGCAGAGGCACTGCAGGTTGCCTTCATCCCAGAACAGCGCTGGATCGCCACGGTGCGGTTCGATGTGGTCCGCAACGAGCTGCGATGTCTGGCCCTCGACCCTGCCGCACTTCGCGCAGGTGAACAGATCGCGGACAAGCACGGCCCACCGGAGGCGCTGCCATCTAGCGGTGCCGTACCAGGCACGTCCGGGATTGCGCGCCTTGCGCTCGAGGTCGTGATCGCGCGGCAGGTAGCGGACACGGGAACTCAGGCGGTCGATCTGACCGCCGAGCGACTTCAGTCGTCCCATCGTCCTGTCCGTGGCTGGAATTGAAAGCGCCCGGCAGCTGGTGTCAGCTCCGGGCGCACGTGTGATCTTGGCGGTATGTCTAGACCCCTTTCTGATTCGCGGTCAAGCAGGATCTTGCCAAGGCTGCATCGGAGGCATGGCGTCAGTGATCTCAGTCCACCGCAGCTCTACCGACCTGAGCGCCGTTCGGACAGTCAGGAGATCGCCCCACCAGTCGAGATGATCACGGCGCCGTCTGGCCACTTGCTGTGGCGTCACAGCCCAGGTGATCGGCGTGTACTTCACCGCCTCTCGGATGTGGCGGCCCAGCCTGTTCACCCGCTCAGCCGGCATCCATCCCTCGGAACCCAAGCGACGAGCGTCAGCCGTCCGGCCGCGCCAACCGCCGCGGCCACACACCCAGTCCGCCGGCTCCACCTTCGGAACCACCGGCGAGGACCATGGCATGGACATGGACCGCGCCATGTCCTGCACCCTCAGCGCCGCCGAACGAGGCAAAGCCCACTGGACAGCATCCGCGATCAGGTCTGCGTCGACGTCGATCGGAGACCGGCCACCGCCATCGATCTTGGCCCGAAGGCGTCCACGCTGCATCAGCACGTACTCGATCCCGATGCGGCCGCCGAACCCGTCGCTGTCTTCGTCAAATCGAAGTTGGGCCCGCTCCACACCGAACGCCCATTCCAGCGCGCCGGCAATCCCGAGCCTGCGTCTCGTTCTGGGTTCCGGTCCCACCCGTTTTTCCCGCGCCGCTCCCTCCGCAGGCTGTGAGGATGAACAGATCGAGCGAAGGACAGGCATGGCCGGCGGGCAGATCGTTACCTTCCCGGCCGCGATCGCAGCATCGATCAGCTGCCGATCGGTATCATCCGCATGGCGCACTGCGATCCGGCCACTCATGCCGCTTCCCCCTGCCCGTCCCGCTTGGCGCGACCCGCTTCGACCAATGCCATCGCCCGCGCCTCGACACCCTCGAACCACTCGACCTGCCGTCGTTCGCCTGCGTTCGGGGTGAAGCCCCGCGCCGCGCGATCCCGCGTCAGGATCACCTCGCGCCGCACCTCGGCGATCCGGCCGCGCAGCAGGTCCCATGCCGGATCGGGTCCATCCTTGCGCGGCGGGCGCAGGTGCTTTTCGAGGTAGAGGAAGACCTCAACCAGATCGCCCCGAGCGACCGCGTCCTCCCCGGCCCGCGACTGGAGATACCCACCCAACGAGGTCTCCTCGAGGAGGCGCGGCTGATACCGATGGGCGGTCCCGAGGATCCCAGCCCTTGCCGGCCAGAAGCAGCGGGCGGAGCCGTCGCCGTTTCGGGTGATCCAGTCGGCGACCTGCGTCAGGTGCTGATCGGTCAGGTAGTCCAGCTCGTCGCAAAGCCGGGCGAGGAACGCCCGGTTCTTCGCCTCGTCGGTCCGGGCCGGAAAGCGGATGCCCGCCTCCTGGCAGGGATGGATCACCAGCCGGCGCACGCGGCCCCGCTTGGTTTCTGCGGTCGTGGTCTGCTCTTCGGTCATGGCCTGTCCCCTTTCTCGGCAAGGCCCGCCGCCTGCCGCTCTTCGGCGGTCAGGAGGTCAGCGGCGAGGATGTGGTTCAGCACCCAGGGCTTCAGCCCGTCCAGCGCCGACAGCCGACCGGAGCGCAGCGATCGGACGGCCGCCTCGGCTTCAGACCGGACCATCGGGTTATCCGAGGGGGTGCCATTTCGGACCGCGTCTGCGGCGCGGGCGTTATGGGAAAGATCTGGGTAATCTCCTATATATGGAGAAAAGGGTGCACCGGTGCACCGTGGGGGGGGCATCTGCGCCCCCTTTTCAGATCCCGAAAAGGGGGCACCAGCGCCCCCTTTCGACGGGGCACCCACGCCCCCTTTTAGCGGCACGATCCGGGCGCGGATCAGGAAGCCGTAGACGTTGCTTTTGCCCCGCCCGGCCCCGCTGCGCTTGACGATCAGAGAGGCGTTCTCGAGTTCCTTCAGGGCCCGCTTCACGCTGTCAACGGATGTCCCGCACGCGCTCGCCAGCTCCGGCTTGGTCGCATGACAGCGCGCGACATCGCGGTTCGCCAGACGGCCAAGCGCCATTGCATGTGCCACGACCTTCGTCATCGCGTTCAGGTCAGGATCCCTGCGGATGCCCTCCAGCCACGAATGGCGCTCGACCTTCCAGTCCCGATCGGCGATCAGACTGCGCCCTTCCGGCGCCGTCACATCGTCCGTGCGGACCTCCGATCGAGCGGTCTCAGCCGCTTTCTGCACCTGCTCTGCCTCCATGCCTGTAGCGCCGGCGAAATCGCCGAGCGCCAAGTTGCCTTGAATGGCGCGGCCCCGCCTCGGAACCGCTTGCGGCCTTTGCGCCGCCTCGTGTTGGCCACCCAGACGTCTGTCGCGCCCGTGGTGGCAAGGATCAGTGACCGGCCAACTGACCGATCATATCAGCGCGCCCTCGGGCGCTCGCAGGTGCTCAGGCACAGGCGGATAGTCACCCGGCCTGGTCAGCTCCTGGCGGCACGGGGGAACACGGTGCAGCTCCGGTGGCGCGTTCCGCCCCCGCAACCAGACGTGCCAGGCGTAGGCCGTGGCCGAGGTCGGCTTTTCCATCTTGCCGGGCTTGCCGTCCTTGCCCTCGCGCCAGATCCTCACATCCGGATCGAGGAGGACGCCTTCCCACAGAACCACCCGCTCGACGAACGGCATGACCATGGCCTCGGGCCGGTCTCGGAACAGCGTGTCATACCGATCGAGACCCTCGGCGAAGGCCGAGCGGACGAATACGGCCACACCGACGCGCGCGTGACGCAGCGCCTCGTCGATGAAGTCGGCCGCCAATCGGAAGGGCGGGTTCGTGATCACCCAGTCGACGTCCGGCACATCCTGCGCCCAGTCGATCAGGAAATCGGCCACACCGTCCTGCGCTGGATCGCCGTAGTCGTGCACGTCTGTGGCCAGAACCTGGTCGAAGTACTCACGCAAAGGCCGGGCCATGAAGAGCCGGTTGCAGGCCGGTTCCCAGGCATGCTGCAGGTGTAGCGGATGCCCCTGCCCGATCAGCGCTTCGCAAAGCGCGCGCGTGGCCCAGGGTGGCGTCGGGAAGTCATCGAGTGCATCCATCGCGGTGTGACGCTGCTGCATGACGGCGGAGGATCGGTTCTGCGTCAACGAACCACCTCCGTTCCATCCCGCCCCGTTCCGGATCGCGCAAGAAGGTCGGACATATATTTGTGGCGGATGCCGAGCTCGCGGGCGACGGCAGAGGCCGACATGGCCTGCCCGAGTTTCTCGCGCGCCAAGCGAACGTAGCCCAACTCGATCTCCGTCAGCGGCTTCGGTGGCCTGATCTTTGCATGTTTCGCGCGATGCCCTTCCGCGCGCGCCGCCTTTGCCATAACTGCCGCCACCGCCACTTCGACATGGGCGGAGACCTTGGCGCGGGGATGAAAGACGGGGGCGATCACGGTCATGCGCACGCCTCCGGTTGGGCGGGCCGCAACGATGGGAGGAGACCTATCTGCGACCCGCCAGGCATGGCGGGGCGACACTCACGAGACCGGCGGCCGCGCGCCCCTTGCGGTACGGCTGAAGGAAGGGCGAAGAACCCCTGCCGGTGCTGACCTGACCGAAAAAAGGGGCACGAGCTTGGGTGTCGCCCGCGCCCCAGTTTCAGGGAGGTGCCACGCGAAACCCGGCGCGACACGGGATGGATCGGGGCGCGACGCGGGCAGGCACCGCGCCCCTCGGGCACTGCATCCCCATGTGCAGACCCGGCAGTGCCGCACAGGCGCGCGGCGTTCGGTGAGTGGTGTATGCGGATCAATCCGATGCCCCCTCGGCCTGAAGATGCGCGAGGAAGCGCTGTTCCGCGGCGATCGCCTCGGTCAGCTCCTTGATCAGACCGGACCGATCCCCGGCCGTCAGGTGGCGCAGGACCGCATTCGCGACATCGCCGTTCTCAGCGATGACACGGGCCGCGAGCGCCTCGACTTCGCCCTGAGCCCCACGTCCCTCGCGACGCCCATGCAACAGGCCGGTGATCGGCCAGTGCTCAAGCTCATCCTCCAGCGCCGCCCAATGCTCGACCGGGATCTGCATATGCCCGGCCATCTCTTTCGAGATCGTGCCCTTGGTGCAGCGAAGAAACGAAGCCGCCGCCTCCACCCCCCCGAAGTCTTCGACCAACTGGCGGAACAGGGCGCGGATGGCCGGACCATCATAGGGGCGCTTCATGTGGAAACCTCGTTTCCTTTGCCGGATCGGGGACCGATGGCATTGTGACGGCATGAGAGGGATGCCGCAGGCGAAAACAGGAGGCACGGAGACATCACGCGGCACCCCTTTCATCTTGGCAGGTGACGCGGAATCGCGGCAGGGTGGCGGTCTTTGAAGGGGGTGCGGAATGCCACAGATCATGGGCATGCTTTTGATAGTCGTCTGTTCCGCAACGACCGCATGTGCACATCCCCAGGAGACTGTATGGGAGATGAATGCGTCCGGGTTCACAATTGGCGGACATCCGAACGGTCAGATGGTCTGCAAAGACGGTACCATGCACACGCCTGTCCTCAGCGCCAGCTGTTTGCCATCCCGCGTAGTCAAGTTGATCAATACATGCGCCGAAGGGGAGTATCGCACCTACTTTGGCGATCACGGCCCATTGACGAAGGAGCGCGCGCCGACGGTTGTTTTCGGAGACGCTGCAAACATGACATTCGATGCGTTGATGTCCCACCACCTCATGCTGGTCGAGTATTTGGGCCATCCGTCCTTTCGGCAGGCGCTGATCTTCGACCTCACCGACTTTCCTGTGACCGTTTACTCCAGACCAGACCGCTGCGGTCTCTGGCAGAACTGACATCAAGCGGCATCCCTTTCGTCTTTGCAGGTGACGCGGAATCGCTTCATCCTCGATCCCACGCAGGGGGAGAGGTGACGATGCGACTTCTGGACTGGCTGTATTCCAGGGCAAGCCACAGCGGCAGCACGGTACCGCCGCCTCCCGTCGTCACGACGCGCATCGATGTGCATCCTCCATCGGAAGGCAGTTTCGATGACGACGAGCTGCTCGACGACGACGACCTTGACGAAGACATCTTCATCCCCGACCCGGACACTCTGACGAAGGAAGAGTTGCCGGCATGGCGGCATGCGGTTCTGAATAATGCCAATGCAGCACCGCGCACCCAACTGGCGGCAACGACAAGAACGGAAAAGGCACAGCCCTCCGCCGAGGTCATCGCGGATCTCGAGGATGTATACGTGATGATCGACTACCTCGATGCGCGGGGTCAAGCGAGCCGCCGCCGGATCACGATGCGGAAGCTCGTGGCCGGAAGTCACGGCCCAATCGTCCGGGCGATCTGCCACGAACGAAAGGCACTGCGGTCTTTTCGATACGATCGCATCCAGTGCTTCATTGATTGCGCGGATGGCGAGGTGACCAGCCCCGATATTTTCTTGCGAGAGGTGCTGCTGATTAACCTTCTGGAGGTTACACCCTCTGATCGACCTCAGACACACATCGGCGATCACGCCGCCGGATCGGATAAGCTGACGCTCATCGGCGCTCGGGAAATGCGCGAGCGTCTGCGTGCGCCGCTTTCCATGCTGGTGCTCGCCGCGACTTCGGATGGACATTTCCACCCCGAGGAACTCGACGTGATCTGCCGCTGGATCGAGGACGAGGTTGACGACATGGTTATGCAAGGCGCTGTGGGCTTGGCTGAGATCGACGCGATGACCAGCTTGGTCGCCAAGATGCACCCGACCCGCGCCAGCTTGACGACCCATCTCATGAACGTGCGGCGGATGGACAGCATCCGATTTCGTCGGCTTGCAAAGGCGCTGCGGGACGTCATCGTAGCTGATGGCGCGCTGCACATTGACGAAGCCCGGTTCTATGCTGAGATCGGCGACCTTCAGACCGATAACATTGTCGATTTGATTGCTGAGGCCCGCATGAGGAACTTTCACTGAAAGTGTCTCGGTCATGCGGCAGCCTTCCCGGCTCGTGCCGCTGCGAGTTCACGTGCATCGAGCGAAATCCCACGCCGATTTGCCCCGTCCAGCAACGCAATGTCATGTCTCCCCGGGACGCGCCCGCGCTGAAACCAGCGATGAACCGCAAAGAGATCAACACAGCAGTCGTCTGCGATCGCTTGGCGCGAAGGCCAACGCTGAAGGAGAGCTATAACTGAAGAGTGATTCATACCTTCAATTAATGACCATTTCGGTCATCAGTCAAGAGGACCGAAATGGCGATTGAGACCAAAATGGTCACAGATCAGTATCCCCCCATGTCCGATGCACCAAAAAAGCTGGTCCCAGCCACACTCTCCTTTGAGATGCGCCCCGATCGCATAGGGTATCGCCTTAGCTTGCTGAGGCGAGCAGTCGGCATGGAGAAGGCGGAGATCGCCGACACGCTGGGCATCGAACGGACATATTGGTCGCGTTTCGAAAACGGCAAGAGACCAGTCACTGAGGCTGTAGCCGCACTCCTGGTTGATCGGTTCGGTGTGACGCTGGACTTCCTCATCCTCAACAGGTGGGGTGGCCTGCCGTTAGATTTGGCGGAGAAAATGCGCTCAGTCGCCGCCGGAGACCAGAAAATCTAGACTCTCCCCGGTCAGAGCCGCCTCCACGACCAACTCCTTGAATGGTGCTCGCGGATCCACTTCGCACATCAAGCGGTCGAGGCTCTCGCCACTTTCAATCGCCTCCACTGCACGGCGATAAAGCCTTGTACGAAGCGGACTTTTCCGGGCATCCGGATCGCTATTGATGCTCACTACGCGCATGGCCACCCCCGGAAACAGATAGTGAGACCGGTCCCTTGGGTTAATCAAGTATTAATTGACGCCATACCGCGACAGTGACCAATCGGGTCATTCATTCAGTTGACAATGACCGTTTTGGTCACATACTGCCACCATCGACACCCGATGGAGGCCGCAGATGCACACAGCCCACATGATCGCCGCCGCGCGCCACGCGGTCACGCACCCCGAACGGTCCCGGCCGGTCGTCGTCGAGGACAGCTGGTTCCTGCTGAAGGAAGCTCAAGGCGCCCCGATCAGCCCTGATCGGCTGCGGACGCTGCAGCTGACCGCGGGCACCGCCCCTGCCGTCCGCGCCCGCGTCGCCGCCGTCACCGGTGCGAACGCCGCACCGCACGTCGGCCATCAGATCGCGCCGCACATCGCCCGCGCCCGCCAGGCGGTTCTCAGGATCCTCGCCAAGCGGAGTGCAGCGACCGGAGGTGATGCGGCATGACCCTCCTCGCCTGCATCCGCGCCGAGCGCCTCGCCCTCGCCGCTGAGCTCGAAACCCTGTCGACCGAGAGCCGCCTCGACGCCGTCGAGATGGCCGCGATCGACAGCGGCGGCTCGGTCGTTCCGCCGTCCAAGAACGGATGGGGGCCGCACGATTTCACCGTCTCGCTCCTCGGCATCACCCAAAGCGGCGACACCGCCGAGGCGGCGATCAAGCACTGGATCTGCAGCGTGATCCGCATGGAGCGCGCGATGCAGGAAGAGGAAGGGAAAGCCGCATGAAACACGTCGCGATCGCCATCGGCTGGATGGCCGCAGGGTTCTTTGCCGTCGCCGTCGCCGGCGACACCGGGCGCCGTGTCGCGCAGGTCGAGGCGGATTTCCCCGCGACCGTCCGCGCCGCGAAATGGTGAGGCCGTACTGATGGCCGCGCCCCTGCCAGAAGAGACGTTCTGGATGATCTGCCAGAAGCCGATGCACCCGAACGCGCAGCCTTCCCCGAAGAAACGCTACCTCAGCTACCTCGCCGCCAAGCGCGCAGCGATCGAGATGGCCAGCAACACCGGGCGGGACTTCGCGGTCCTGACCTGCACCGACGTGTTTCGCCCGACTGATCGGCTGAACGATCACGGGCTGTTCTGACCCCTACCGAAAGGATCGGCCATGCAGCGCCACGAACTGAACTTCCTCGAATTCCTGCAGAGCTTCCGCCGCGGCGAACTGCTGCGCCAGGCCGACGCCCACCTAACCAAGGTGGTCACCGCAATGCGAGAAACCGGCCAGGACGGCGAGATCACGATCAAGCTACCCCTGAAGTTCAACAAGGCGATGCAGATCGAGATCACGCCGAAGATCAGCTCCAAGGCGCCAGACCCGGCCATGGGGACCGGGATCTATTTCGCCGACGACGATGGCAACCTGACTCGCCGCGATCCGAACCAACTCGACATCGAAGATGAGATCGAGCGCCGGCGCGCGGCCGAGTAGGAGACAGACGGTGCCGATCGCGGCGGAGAGAATGGCGCGTTACCCGGGCGGCTCGACCCGCTCGCCTGAATGGCGTGCCTTCCGTTCGTTCGTGCTCTTCCGCGCCGCTAATCGCTGCGAGGGCACACCCCAACACCCACTCTGCCGCGCCGCAAACGGCGCCCCGCATCCCGAAACCGGGGCGCGGGTGGTCCTGACGATCGCACACATGGACCACGACGAAACCCATGCGGACCCGGCACGGTGCCGGGCCCTCTGCCAGCGGTGCCACAATCACTGGGATGCCGAGCACCGCCGGGAAACCCGGCGCACCACACGCGCTCACAAAGCGAGGACAGAATGACCGACGAACTTTTTGCGGACCCGCGCGGGTCCCTCGACGCGGCGATCGACGCCGCCCGGCTGGCGCAGCCGGTGATCAAAACGGACGACGGCCGTGAGTTTCATTTCGTGCCGGCGGGGCATCAGCTGATCGATCACTCCGACCCGTTCCGCATGCCGCCCTACATCCACCAGCAGGTGGTGGTCGACGATCGCGCGTCGCTGGTCGCCTACGCGAACCGGTTCAGCGACGATCGCTCGATCATTCTCGCCGACATCAACGCCGGCACGATCAAGGCCTGCCTGGACTGGCACACCGCGAACCAGGGCGACACGCCGAACGCCGCGCAGCCCGGCAAGCACTCGGTCACCCTCAAGCTTCAGGACAGTGAGGAATACGCCCGTTGGGACAAGATGGAAGGCGGGATGCACGCTCAGGCGGATTTCGCGATGTTCATCGAGGAAAATGTCGCCGACGTGGAAGACCCCGATCACAGCACCCTGCTCGAGATTTGCCGGGACCTCGAGGCGACGCAGGGGACCGTGTTCCGCAGCGGGGTTCGCCTCGAGAACGGCGACCGCAGCTTCACCTATGAAACCGAGACCAAGGTGAAGGGCACACTCTCGGTGCCGACCGAGATCACGCTCGCCATCCCGCTCTATCACGGCGAGGATCCGGTAACGATCCGCGCCAAGTTCCGCTTCAAGGTGAGCGGCGACGGCCTGCTCCTCGGGTTCCGCTGGCATCGGGTCGAGTATCAGCGCCAGGCGACCTTCCGGGCGATGGCCTTCCAGGCTGCCGAGGAAACCGGCCTACTGGTGATGTTCGGACGCGCCTGACCTGCGGTCTCTTTCTGCCCCCGGGACCTCCGGGGGCAGCGACGGACAGCAGGAGAAGCCAATGATCGAGATCATCGCCCACACAGTGACGCGTTGCACCGTCTGCGCGCCGGCCGAGTTGACCGCCGCCGAGGTCGCAGCGCAGCTGCAGGCCATTCAGCCTCCCGAAGCCGGCCACACCTGGTCGGTGATCGAGGGCGAACGCTTTCGGACCGGCGAGGCCAACGGCGCCATGGTGGACTGCCACAACGGCATGACCCGCCACTGGATGCTGCGCTGGACGCCGGCCGACCCGGGAACATTTGCTCCCCGCGAAGTGATCGAGGTGGTCATTGCCGGGGCGCCAGACCCGATACAGGCCGCAGACAGGATCATCGACCCGTGTGTCGGACCGTCGCCGGATTTCCACCGGGCCCTGCAACGGCAAGGACGATCCGTATGAACAAGAACTGCCGCGCCCCCGACTGCAGCCGAATGGTTCACGGGAACAGCCTGGCGGGCGTCTGCCGCGCGCACCTACACGACCCGGAGCACTGCGCCTGCCGCCGCTGTGGCGCAGCGCGCACCGCCCGGCGCCAGCCCTCGGTGATGACCATCCATGTTCCCTACAGCGGCACCGACACGACGAGCCTTACCCGCGCGGCCGTGTCCGTGCCGCGGAACCCGTGGAGCTGATACATGGCAATGACCTGTGATCACCCCGGCTGCAGTCAACCGGCGATGCGCGTTCACCTCTTGGTCCACACTCGGCTCGACCGGGCGATCCGACACGACGACATCGAGCACGTGGAGTTCGTCGACCTGGCCGGAGATCTCTGCGAACGGCACCGCGGCGACCTCCTAGCCGTGCTGCACACCACCCTGAAAGAGGAGAAGACCGGCGATGTGTAATGTGTCGTCGCTCCTGATGGCCGCCGCGGGCTCAGCCGCAGCCGCGACCGCGTCGATGATCGAGATCGCGCGCGACGGGAAGATCGTGCCGGCCGACAACATCGCGTCTGGAGAAACCACGGCGCTCTTGGCGGACGCGCTTCGCCTGGTCCTCGACGCGCAAGCCGAAGGCAGCGCCCTCGACGACGAGGAGTACCAACTGCACGGTGCGCTTGTCCGGTATCTGGAGAGCAGCCTGTGACCCGCCCCCGCCGCATTCAACTTAGCCGTCGCAAGGGTTGGCGGAAGCCGGAGGGCGCCGTCGTGGTCGCTCGGCCGACTGCGTTCGGAAACCCGTTCACGGTCGCAGCCGCGCGCGATGCTGGCTGGGGAGGGACTGACGCGGACCTTCAGCGCCAGTGCGTCGAGGCCTTCCGGCAATGGCTGAACGGGTCCGAGGCCGACTGGCAGGGCCCCGAGAGTGATGCAGCGCGCGTCGAACTGCTGCGCCGCCTTCGCGAGCTGCGTGGCCATGACCTTGCCTGCTGGTGCGCACCTGGTGCGCCGTGCCATGCGGACGTGCTGATCGAGATGGCGAACCGGAGTTAAGGAATGGGCGCGCCGAGGCTGACGCAGGCCAAGATCACAAGGGCAGTGAAGGCGGCGGAGGCCTGCGGGCTCGTCGTCGCCGGCCTCAGGATCGGACCCGATGGCAGCATCGAAATCCGCTGCCAAGTAGACAAGCCAGCTGAATCGCCGCAACCTCGGGAGCCTAAGCAATGGTGACCGACATGCGGAAGAACTTCCCAGGCCTGACCGTCGAGACCCTACCATCGGGCGCAAAGCGCATCCGCGTCCGGGTTGAGGGAAACCCGAACCGCAAGATCGTCTTGTCGATCGGGCTCGATCATCCGCATTTCTCTGAGCACTACTACGCCGCCAGGGCAGGCCAAAAGATCAATCCGAAAGCCGAGACGGCTGCAGTGCCCCGGTCGCTGGATTGGCTCAAAGACAAGTACCTCGCCCACCTTGAGCGCATGGTTGCTGCCGGTCAGGCGTCCCCGTCCACGCTACGCCAGCGCAGGAGCCTTCTCACGCGCTTATGCGCCCACAAGACAGACGTCGGTGACCGGTACGGGGAGAAGACGCTGGAAGCCCCTCAGAGCGCCTTCGTGCGGGTCCGGGACGCAATGGCCGCGACGCCGGCCGAGGCCGACAATATGATGAAGGCGGCGAAGTCCATGTACGCGTGGGCCGACAGCAGCGGATATGCCGACGCGAACCCTGTCGTCGGAATATCGAGGATCCACAAGAGCAGGGGCGGCGCGAAACCGTGGACCGGTGCGGACCTATTGAAGTTCAGGAAGGCGCACCCGCCCGGTACGATGGCCCACCTCGCACTGACCCTGCACATGTTCACGGCCTGCCGGTCAAGCGATGCTATATGGCTTGGCCGAGATCAGGAGTTCATCAAAGACGGCGTGCGCTGGCTCGAATTCCAACCGCGGAAGAAAGGGTCGGCCTTCGTTCAGATACCGATGATGCCGCAGCTCCGGGCGTCAATCGCGGCGGCCGGAAGAATCGGTCCGTCCTACGTCCTGAGCGAGCACGGCCGGCCCTACCGGAACCCCGAGAGCTACCGGATGCGCTTTCGGCGCTGGTGCGACGAAGCCGGGCTTGTGGACCGGTCCAGCCACGGCATCAGGAAAGCAATGTCAGAGCTCCTTGCCGAGGCCGGATGCTCCGAACACCAGATCATGGCGGTGACGAGCCACACACAGCCCAGCACGTCCGCGATCTATACGAGGCGCGCCGATCGGGCGCGGATGGCGGCGCAGGCAATGGCTGCCGCCGAGGGCCTGGAATGGTGA